AAATATTGAATCTGAAATTAGAGAGTCCGTTGATGAGTATTTACCAAGTATTACAATAACGAATATTGAAATTAAAGACGCTTCAGCAGGATTAGAAAACAAAGGAACTTATGTTAATGATGACGATGAAAGAGTTTTCAAGGTTCCCGGAATATCTGAAATAGAACACACAGCTAAAATAAAAATTGATTATAGAGTTAATAATGATGCTTTCAATCAGAGTGATTTTGTGATTATTAATATTTAAGGATATATGGCAAACAAAAAGATATCTTATACAACACGAGATTTTCAACAAATAAGAAACGAATTAATCAATTTTACAAAAACGTATTATCCTGATTTAGTTGATAATTTTAATGATGCTTCTGTTTTTTCAGCACTTTTAGATTTAAACGCTGCTGTATCAGACAACTTACAGTTTAATATTGATAGAAGTATTCAGGAAACAGTTTTACAATACGCTCAACAAAAATCTTCAATTTACAATATTGCTAGAACTTACGGGTTAAAGATACCTGGACAAAGACCTTCAGTCGCTTTGGTTGATTTTTCAATCACAGTTCCGGCTTTTGGAGATAAAGAAGATATTAGATATTGTGGTATTTTAAGGAGAGGTTCTCAAGTATTAGGAGCTGGTCAAATTTTTGAAAATGTATATGATATTGATTTTGCTTCACCTGTAAACGCTGAAGGATTTCCGAACAGATTAAAAATACCAAATTTTGACGCTAATAATAAACTTTTAAATTATACTATTGTTAAAAGAGATACAGTAGTTAATGGTCAAACAAAAGTTTATAAAAAAGTTATTACATCAAATGATGTTAAACCATTTTATGAGTTATTCTTACCTGAAAAAAATGTTTTAGGTGTTACAAGTGTACTTTTAAAAGACGGTACTCAATATGCTAATGTACCAAGTTCTCAAGAGTTTATAGGTCTTGATAATAGATGGTATGAAGTTAAAGCTTTAGCTGAAAATAGAGTTTTTGTTGAAGACCCTACTAAAGTATCGGATAGTCCTGGTATTAAAGTTGGGAAATACATTGAAACAAGTACTAAATTTATGTCAGAATTCACACCTGAAGGATTTTGTAAAATGACTTTTGGTGGTGGTAGTCAATCTGCGGATGAACAATTAAGAGAGTTTGCTAGAAATGGATACAAATTGAATTTGTACAAATATTCAAATAATTTTGCTTTAGGGTCAACATTAAAAGCTAATACTACATTATTTGTTCAGTATAGAGTTGGTGGTGGAGTATCCTCAAACTTAGGTGTTAATGTTATTACTCAAATAGGTAATGTTTCATTTTATGTTAATGGACCATCGGCAAATATTAATAATGTAACAATTAATTCACTTCGTTGTACAAATGTTACAGCGGCAATAGGTGGAGCGAATAACCCAACAATAGAAGAAGTTAGAAATTTAGTATCATTTAATTTTGCTGCTCAAGACAGAGCGGTTACTGTAAATGATTATGATTCTATTATAAGAACAATGCCTTCACAGTTTGGGGCACCTGCGAAAGTTGCGATAACTGAAGATAATAATAAAATTAGAGTAAAAATGTTGTCATATGATAACAATGGTACTCTAACTGAAGTTATATCAAACACCTTAAAAAGTAATGTTGCAAATTACTTGTCTAACTATAGAATGATTAATGATTATATTTCAATTGAAAGTGCTAATGTTATTGATTTGGCGTTAAACATTGATGTCGTTTTAAATAATAGTCAAAATCAGGGAGCGGTAATATCACAATTAATTAGTATTGTTAGTACTTTCTTTGACTCTGGTGTAAGAGACATGGGTGAGAATGTATACATCTCTGATTTGAGACGTTTAGTACAAGATGAAAATGGTGTAATTTCCGTCTCAGATATTCAAGTGTTTAATAAAGTTGGTGGTCAATATTCATCATCTCAAACATCACAATCATACTCTGATAACACGACAAAACAAATCCAATTGGTTGATGATACAATTTTTGCTCAACCGACACAAATTTATCAAGTAAGATTCGCAACCAAAGATATTACAATTAGAGTTAAAAATCTTACTACAGTTAACTTTTCTTGATAATTTATTTTAGAAATTTTTATCTTATCTTTTTTAAAAATTTCAAATAAACTATTTATGAAAAAACGTTAAATGTCAGATTCATATAGAATAAGAACACAAGTAGGTGTTGACAAATCAGTTAGAGTACAATTAGACCAAGATTTTGAGTCTTTACAAATCTTATCTTTAAAGATTTTACAGAGTGACATTTATACCCGACAATGCTCTGATTATGGGGTAGTCGTTGGTAGGGTTACAGTTAACAATGGTTTAGGTATACCAAATGCAAAAATTTCGGTTTTCATACCTCTTGATGATACCGACTCAAATAATCCAATTATTTCCACATTATATCCGTATAAAACTTTGTCTGAATTAAATGAAGATGGTTTTAGATATAATTTACTACCATATCAGAAACAACATAGTGGACACAACCCAACGGGTACATTATTTACTCGTGAGGATGTATTAACTAACCCTTCGTTTATTGAAGTTTACGACAAGTATTACAAGTATAATTGTCAAACAAATGAGAGTGGCGACTATATGATTTTTGGAGTACCAATTGGTAGTCAAACTATTCATTTAGATATTGATTTATCTGATATTGGTGAATTTTCGTTGTCACCACAAGATTTAATTCGTACAAGTAATGCTACTGAAGGACAAGTAAATGGTGTACAATTTAAAAGTTCTAGTAATTTAAGTGAGTTACCTCAAATTTTAACAGTTAATAGAACTATTGAAGTTGAACCACTTTGGGGTCAACCTGAAATTTGTAATTTAGGTATTACACGAACAGATTTTGACGTTTTAGAAGAGTTTGGAATTAAAATAGAACCATGCGCAATTTTTATAGGGTCTATTTTTTCAAATAGTGATGAAGATGTTCAAAAACAAAATTGTAAAGTTGAGAAAAATTTGGGTGATAAATGTTCTTTAATAAACGGTCCTGGACAAATTTTGGCTATTAGACAAACTATTAATAATGACATAAATGGAAGACCAATATTAGAAACACATACATTAGAAGAAGGTGGTAATTGTATAGATGAAAATGGGGCTTGGTTGATAAATGTACCTATGAATTTGGAATACGTCTATACCAACGAATATGGTGAAAAAACTATTTCTAATGATTCTAAATTGGGATTACCAACAAAAGGAAAGTACAGGTTTAAAATAAAATGGTCACAACCACCAAACTTATCAGATTCAGTTAGAAGAGCTTATTTTTTAGTACCAAATATTAAAGAGTGGGGATGGGATGGACAAGAAGTTCCATTTTTAGATGGTTATACAGACCCAACATATCTTGGAAATTTTTTTGTTACAAGTTGTAATCCTCCAAATTCAAATGATTTTCAGAACGTTTATTATAAAAGAGCAAAGGCTTCATATGCGTTTAGTTTAGATTGGTTAGATTACGGGGATAGTGGTAATGGTATTTTATCAAGTGTTGGACTACAAATGGTCCAAGAAGCCGTAGAATGTGAAGATAGATTTTATGAAATGTCTTATAATAAAGTATATTCGGTATCACAACTTATATCTGAATATGGTAAAGGCCCTGCTAACAAAAGATATATTGCAATTAAAGAAGTTACCAGCACTGATTGTCTCGGTGCTGTAAATACTCCACCTGCTACAGATGTTCAATACAGACCAAGTGCTTTATATGGTTTAGCGAGTTATTTTTTAAGATTATTTTCTATAATAATATTTGTATTAGTAATAGCTTATCATATTGTAAAAGTAATTCTATTAATAATTTTAGCAATCGTTATTTTTTTCCAAGTTTTTATTTGTACACTTGCTGACGTATCTTTTTTAGGTATATCTCCATTTAGTTTTTTAAATGGTACGTGTGAAAAATTAACTAAATTAAGGAATGATTTAGAAGATATAGTTATTGATGGTGGTACTATAAATTTACCACTTTATTTACCTGGTGAATGTGAGTTTTGTGATTGTTCAGTTTCGGATTCAACAGGTGATACTAATCCTTCAAATGTTCCTGGTCTTAGTGGTGTTGCTGATGATATAAATAATAGTAACGTATCATGTTTGTCTAAATTTTATGAGCAAATTACATTTGAAAATTGCTCAACAGATTACCCAATTTTATTATCGGGTAAACAATCACAAAATGATGGAAGTCCAACTGCACATGCACCAATATTACAAATGAACGGTAATTATGAGGCTTATTTTACTTCTAGTTTAACAATACCTGAAAGACTTAATTTATTTAATACTAAAGCAAAATACTTTGATGATAGTGCGGATAATCCTGGCGGAGGATGGAATAGAATTAAAGTTTCCTTTGACGTTAACCAAAATGACCCTATTACTCAATGGCACTTGGACAATGTTATGGCATTAGTTATCAATCCAAGTTGTGATTTAGATTTAACAGTTGGAAATTTACTTTCGTTTCAAAATTTATCACAATCAGAGGACCCAAATTTATATGAAGGACCATTAAATTCTTACGGTAATAATTCTGTTACAGGTACCCCGATAGGTAATCTTGTATCTATCGGTAGTACAGAATATTATCAAAGTAATATTAATTTGACTTGGGCACAAACAAATGGTTTAGGTAATACCTCAACGTCTTACGTTATTAATCAAGAAACAAACGACATTGATTTTTTAAGATTCCCAACTGATGTTGAGTACTTCCAAGTTATACATACATCAACAGTACAGGACTTTATTAATAATAGTTACCCTACAAATACAAATTCATTTGCGAATAGATTTTTAAATAATTCTAATTTAATTGTTAAATTAGAAGATTCCCAAATACCTGGAGTACCCAACAATGAAACAAAATTTACAGTAGATACATCATGTGCCACTGATTTTTTAAATCAAATTGTTGTTTTTGTAGTTCGTGGAGTTGACCCTCACTCTTCAAGAGTGGATTGTCAACTTGATTTGAGTAGATTATATGGATTTAACACTGATTTCACAACAACTTGGGATGGTACATTTACAATACAGGCTAATCTAAAGTTAAATATCCCAATACAAGGAAGTTTTAAAAACGTGAAACATAATCCTTTGTTAGATAATACTACTTTAGACATTTATAGTGGAATTCATTTGTTTTACGATTCTTTCCATTTCCAACCGGATACGAGTTTATTCCAAAATTACCAAACTAATTATCCTTATTTTTATTCTAAAATAGATAATGATAATACTGCTGGTTCGCCTTTTCAAGCAAGTGTCTCATCACCAAATGGTTTAAAAATTATTGGCACAAACGGTTTCTCAAAAGAGTTATATTATTTGGCTCAATCTACCCCTGACATTTGGACAACAACTCCACCACCATCATCCTCACCATCTCCTGATTTACAATATAATTATCCAAATACGACTAGAAATAGAGGATATTATTTAAATGAAATAGTTGAAGGTAGTGGTTTATTATATTTAAATAATAATAATTCATTTTATGTAAATTGGTTTGGAATTCCACCATTTGAATCTACTACATCACCTAATTTTTCATACCCATCAGTTCCGGCTTATGCTGACATTTATTATTACTCACAAAGTTATTTAACTACATCAACAATGACATTCACTTTGAATAATGTTGGGAATGAAAGAAGAATGGTTATGAGGTCTGATAGGTTACCTACATCAACCGTCCAAGAAAATAACGGTAATTACAGTTATCCTTTATTTATTAATAAAAATTTATATATAAAAATTGTTTCAGACGAAGGAGTTTCTTTAGCTTCTAATGGTGAATTTCAGGTAACTAATTTTAGCGGTAATACTAACGATTATAATGAGGGTTTATCTGATATTACTTCATCAACAAGTAATTTTGATGGTGCGGTTAATTCATTTACTTGTGCGGGTGCAGTACCTTCTGACTGTTATCAAACTGATTCTAATGGGTATGTACAAGTTTTACCGACTGATAATCCGTGTAACACAATAAGTCCTCTTGGTGTTCCTCCGGCAATTGTTGTACAAAATGGTTGTTATAGGTTGGTAACTTATCCTCTTCTTTCTTTACCGAATGATATAAAATATATTTCCGAATGGACTTTTAGAGTTAGACAAGGTTTTATCGCTTGTTATGGTATCTTTAATCATATATTTACAAATAGTTGGCTCAACGGTGGATTATTTGCATTTCCATTTTCAAATAATGTTTTTTTCACAAGTAACTTCGGTAATCAACAACCTGGAGAATTACCGGCCAACTCACCATATAATTGTTATTGTAAACATACTATTTATTTGGACTTAGATACTAATACTCATTATTATAGATGTAGTCCATATAATGTGTCAAACGGATTTATTGGTAGATACAATCCTAGAATTTCAGGTTTAGATTATATAATTAATAATTATTCGTTTGGCCTTACAAAAACTTTGATGTTCCCAACAACAGTTATTGATTTAGGACCTAGAACTGATTATTTAGAAGAATTAATATTCAGTAATGAATATCAAGGATATGTTTCAGATAAATTAAAAACAACAACATATCAGGATACTACTGAACTATTAAGTTTGTATTTAATACAAAGATTTATATCTACGACTGTTGCAGGACAGATTCTCCAATCACTTCAAGGACTTCTCCCTGTATTTGGAGACCCTGTATTTTATTATTTTAGTAGAGACAATAATAAAATGGATGCGGATTATGTTCAGATGTTACAAATTAATTCTCAATTAGGTGTAACACAATTTCAAACTTCGGTATATAACAATGCTAACGAAATTTATTTTTCAGATGGAAATTCTATAAATTCAGTTTTTGGGGTTTTCTTTAGAAGTAATTTACAAACAACTGACTATATTTCACCTAAAAGAAAGATTTTAAATCCTTATTTACCACCTAGTAGTGATTGTGCTTACGATGTTTTTGGTTCAAAAAGTCAAAGTGTTCCTTTTTATCAGTGGCGTACGGACCCTAATAGTAATGGTACTGATAGTATTTTTGGAAGTCAGAAAAATGAATGGTCGGTTGCTTATTCCGTATCTACTCCATTTTTGACTATCAAATATCAAGAAGTTGATAGAATGAACCCTCTACATAAAAATATGCAACCAGTTGACCAATCCCAATCAAGATTTTTTAGAGGGTATATGTCTAATATTTCTTCATCTAATCCTGTTACACTTCAAGTGAATTATGATGCTCAACCACCTCAAGCTGGAGGACCGGTACCTAGAATTACTTTACAAGGCTCTCCTTATTATTTCTACTTTGGTACGGGTAGAGGGAAAAGTAGTTGGGATTTGTTTTCACAGAAATGGATAAACACAGATGTAATTGATTTTTAATTATGAGTAGATTATATGATGATAGGGTTGTATTGGGTTCATTAAGATTTAAATCAGCGCCAAATACTGATTTATTATTTAAAATACCGTTCAATCAATCAACCAAAATAATGACTGAATATGACCGTAGTGTTGAGATTAGTTTGGCTCAAGTTTTTGATGATGAACGACAAAATTCAACTTTATTTAGACCAACGGCTAAATTCCAAATACTATTTTATAATTCATATATAGGTTTTTCTAATTATTTACCATTTAATAATAATTTATATATAGATTTAACTCAAGACACTATAGATTTTTGTAGAAATACTAATAATTTTAATCCATTATATGGTTTTCCACAATATTTTGAATTTGATTTTATTAGAACAGATTTTAATGTTACAGGGTATACTGTTGATGATTCTTTTTATACCCCATCTTTAAAACACATCCCTTTTATACCTCAGAGTGCTTCAACATATAATTGGAATCATTTTATAAGTTATGGATATGAAAATGATTATAATAAAAACATGCAGGCCTATATGAAAGTGGACTCAAATCCATTAAGTATTATAAACTGGATTGCATCTGAAGGTATTCCATTTGTTTTAAAAAACACAATGTTTAATGGTTTAAATGCGATATCTTTTATATGTCCTGTTAAACATGGACTTAATGTTGGTGAATTTATTGAGTTAAGTTTTTCGTATAACGGACAAAATATTTTCCAAGTAGATTCAATAGGTGATGGTTCAGTTGATAGTAAATTCTATATTGTTAATATTATTAACCCAGGGTTTACCGGTATTATCTTTGTTGATAATACAAATGGTACTTTTAAAAGAGTTTTGAATCCTGACAATTTAACGGAAACAACCTCAAAATATTATGTAAGAAAAAATAAAATTTTAACAAGTATTAATGACCAAGTATTAACCAACGCTGGTTTTGAACAAAATATTTTTGGTAACAAAAAACAATTTATTAAATCTAATTCTACAAATAATGGTTTAGGTAAAGTTAATCTAAAACAAGGGTCACAAAGTTATACTTTAAGTTTCCAAAAAGATATTGATATTATGGGAATGGTTGATAATCAAATGAGGCCTGTTAGTGAACTTTTTTTCACTACAATTTGGAAAGGTTATTTTGGATGGACATTGGGTGAAAAAAATAATACAGGTGGATTTTACAGAATGAGAGAAGGGTGGGAATTTAACTTACCACTTAATCCTGTAACACAATTACCTATCAATTGGTGGAGTTATAATAACTCAGATTCGGATTCAAATATACCTAATAATTTTTATAATCTACCAGCTCCGTATGGTGTTGGTCCAAATGGTATCCCATATAATTTTGTTTATAATGAAACTCTTAATATTGGTGATGTGATAGATGGTGATTTTTGTGAATGGAATGATTTTGAACAAACTGAAAGAGTTATTTCTGACTTGTATCATAAAATAACTTTTAATAGAGACCTTTTTAATATTGGTACTAATAGTATAAACTATAAAAATCAACTTGGATATTTTTACAAACCACATACACCAGTTCAAATTAGAGTGTTTTCTTCTTATTTGGAAAGTGGTTTACCAAGTCAAGTAACTAATATTCCTAGTCACTCTCAATTTTCACAAAATAGAAATGTTTTTGTATGGAAAGATATATATACATATGGGTTTATTGATACGGATGGGATTGGTGTTGATTTCCCTTTTTTAAATAATAAACATCACCCATATAAAAATATTATTTTTAGAATAATACCTGAAGGTACAAACTCTAGACAGTTCACTACCATAATTGACCCAACAATAGATGAGTGTGAGTAACAAATATAAATTTACAATACCAATTTCAACAGACAAATATCTTAATATACCTGTTGAAATTAAATGGGATTTCTATGGTCAAGATGATAGTATTGAAAAGTTTCAGTACGATTTAGTTGATGATATAATTGGTAATCCAAAGGACTATGAAACTGAAAGATTTTCACATAATAGTTATGGTACAAACTCACAAACTAAATTACAATATGATTTTTTCTTTTATAATTCAATTTCTTCAAATATCCCAACTTCTTTAACCACTGATTGGGTTCAAAGTTACAACACCGCCGGTATACCTGACGAAGATATCTATTTTAAATCAAGACCTTTTAGAAAATCTTTTTTTAAAATTGATTTTTACGATTCAAGAGAACCGAGTACTCAAAAAAATTATTTTACAATTATTTTACCTACAACAAATAGTGAGTTTACTGAGGAGTTTATTCCGAGTATTAACTTGTATAATAACATAAAAATAAATTTACCAAAGTTCAATTTAGATTTTATAGGGTATAGTGAAGGATTTTTTATTTATTGGTTAAAAGATATTGAATTATTTAATTTAACGACATTTTATATGACTGCAAAATTTTTTGATGCTAAAAATGGTGTTTTTATAAAAATGATGACGGTCCCACAATCAACTTTACCTAATAATCGTTTTACTTTTAATTCGTCAGATTATTTTTATTATCAAGTAAATTTAGATTATATAAGTAAGACATACGAAATTTATGATGTTATTTCATTGAACAGGGTAGGTACTAGTACTTCACCAATAAACTGGTTTGAATATGTTAATCCACCCGCATAATGGAAGATAGATTGTTTAAAATAAGAATTTCACCTGAAAATATTAAAGGGGATTTAGTTCCTGTGAGATATATTCTAAATGAATATTCTGAAGTACTTCCATTTGACCCATGTTGTCAATTAACAGGTGATACTGTAACAGGTATAACTACAGGAATTACTTTTACATATACCTCTATGACAGAATTATTGTCGGGAGGTACTGAAGGTGAATCACTTTTAAATTTAACAATCCCAATTTTTTTAAGCGAAAATATTGTTGATATTGGTTATTATAATGTATTTGACGGATTTGTCCTTCAAAAAGATACCTTAATAAATTTTTTATTTAGTGCAGATACTATAAATCCATATAGGTACTACTTTTTTAATACATCAGATATTGAATTTAAAAAATTTCTTGAGTTTTGTGATTACCAAATTAGTTGGGGTGATGGTACACCAATTCAAGTAGTTACATCAATTTCACCAAACTATTATTATCATGACTATGTACAAGATGGTGAATATGAAATTGTAATGTCAGGTATGAGTCCTTGGGGGTCTAATGTGATTAAAAAAACAATATATGTACCTTTTGACAATGTTACAATTGACAATCCAAGTGGTGAAGTATTTTTCATACCAAGTGGGGGTAATTGGTCAGGAACTCCAATATCTTATGATTATATTTTTTCAGGTGATTCATATTGTGAAAATGATTTCCCATGTTGTGATTTTACAACAGTTCCATTTTTAGTTACAGGATATACTTTCTCAAGGGTAAACGATTTAGAGGTATATGGTAAAAAAACTGATTTAACTTTAGGTAAATTTAAACCTGGATTAACAGTTACAGGGCCTAATGGTTCTGAAGGTATTTGGTGGGGTCCATCTCCTGATGGATTATATACCGCCTATACAATAAATAATATTAATTACTATGATTATGTGGATGGCTCAACGGTATTTGTTGTTGAATCATCTGGTTGTACAAGTGATTTGATATGTTCAGCAATTACAAAAAATGAAGTTTTAATGAATGTTATTTCAGAAATTGAAGTACAATCAAATGTTTTTGCGGAAAGAGGTAAAAATACAGCTTTAGAATATATCCAAAGATTAGGAGAAGTCAGGAATATGGGACAACTTGATAACTATGGTTATGGATTTTTTAATGTTATAAAAATATAAATTCAATATTTATAAATACGAAAGTAAAATTATTTAAAAATGGCAACAGGCACATATGGTACAATAAGACCGTCAGACGTTTCACCCGAAGATGTTGATATAATAATGTTATATACTCCATCAAGAGACGAAACCAATAATTTTGTTTTAACAAAATTAAATTCGGTTTCTTTATTGAGACCATACTTTAATAATGCACAAACAGGTGGAAATACTGATGTTGAAGTTTTAGGTGGGTTATATAATTTAAAATTACCATCAGACCAATTTAACAAACTTGGGATTTACACACTTTATTTGAGACCGACTGAAATAAGAACTACAATTTTAGATTGTGGTGTTTTATCTGCTTTACCAAATGTTAGAGGTTTAGTGATAGATTTAAATGCGGTACCCGCAGAATTTAGGAATAGATTTATAAATCAAGGATTAATTGGTTACAGAATTGAATATCTAAATGATAATGGTACAAAGATACCAAATTTTTTCAGAATAATAACATCATGTTTTTATTGTGAACCTGTTGTGCAAAATTTAACAAACACTACTGCAAAAGCTGTTAGATATAGATATACTGATAATAATACAAATTTAATTTTTTGTACTCTAACCCCATCTACCGCACCTACAAATAAACCAAACGCTATCCCATATATTGGGCAACCAAATCAAAATGTTGTAATTACAAATACTTTTTTTAATCCAATTACAATTGATATTGAAATTGCTGACCAAGATTTCTCAACTTTAGCGATTGCTCTTTATGGTAATCAGACCAAATCTATGGATGATGGAATTTATACAATTTACGATTCAAGTAATAACATTTATAAGCAATATAACTTGTATGAAATCAGAGACCAATTTAATAACTTGTTATATGAAGTGAGACAAGATAGAGGTAATAACATTGATTTTAGTAAAAACTTTACAAATATAACTCAATAATGGCTGTTAATAAATTTGTTTGTCCCCCGATTGCAGCAACTGGAAGTGGTTCATTTTCAGATGATTTAGTTGGTTTCCAATTAGTTCAAGGGGGAGGACTTACTCAAGGTAATTTTGAATTTACAGTTGGTGTTACAGAAAAAACCAATAGAGAATTTTATACTGGTGTTTTTTCAGACCCAGTGAATTTAAAATCTATGGGTGTTGAAAGTGTTGCACAATCTAGAGTAATATTTGAAAACAACTTTAAAGTATATCCAAACTATGACTTAAGTGAGGTTACTAATTTTACTTTATATGGTTCAATGACGAAGAGAATTTCTACGTCTGTTACAACTATTATAAATTATTTTCCGGCATCATTAGAAATGCAGTTTATTGGTATTAATTACACAACAGGAACAACAGCTTCTAACGTTGTATTTAATTCAATTGAAAATACTACAAAATTTGATTTAGATTTATCAAGAATTAGGAATCCATTTGGTATTGATTTCACAGTAAACTCTACGAGAAATTTATCCCTTAAAGAAGTTAAAGTTTCGCCTTTAAGAGATATGACTATTGAATATAAAAAATATTCTTTATTCTATTTGGGTAATGAATTTCCTTTAATATTATTACTATCAACAACATCTCTTACATCTGGTTTATTGACGATATATGTTAAGGGAAATCCATTTTCAGGTAATACTCAAATATATAGTGATATTATAGTTAGACCTAATGATTATGAGGTTAATAAAGTTTTTAATGAAAGTTTAGATGATGTTGAAAATTTTATTTTAAATAGAAATTCAGTTCCTAAATATAGTGCTCAATTTAAAATACCTCAAATGAGTGATGGGGGTCAATACTCAGTAACGAGTACATTTATTACATGGCCACTATCAGGAAGATGGAACTTAGATATTGTGTCAAGTACTTTTACAACATACTTAACAAAATTAAATGCGATAAGTGAAGATTTTGATTTATATCGTACAAATTTAATTGCTAGATTTTTAACTACTGATGCGTTTAAGGAGTTTGATACTGTCGGACAAAAAATGCAAAAAGTTTTACAAATTTATGGTAGAAGTTTTGATGAGATAAATAAATTCATTAATGCATTGGCGTTTATGAATTCTGTTCATTATAATACTGGAAATGATATACCATCACAATTATTAAAAAATTTAGCTCAAACTTTGGGTTGGAATACCGCAATTTCACCAATTAGTAATGATAACTTTTTAAATTCTGTATTTGGAAGTACTGATAGTGGTGTGTCTCATTTTGCAGGTTTACCAACACAACAAACACCTGATGAATTAAATTATCAGTTTTATAAGAATTTAATTTTAAATTCTGCATTTCTTTTTAAATCAAAAGGTACAAGAAAATCAATTGAAGTTTTATTAAGATTAATTGGGGCACCTGATGCTCTTGTTGAATTTAATGAATACGTTTATTTGGCAGACCAAAGAATTAATATGAGTAGTTTTGAAACACAATATGCTCAAATTTCGGGAGGTACCTACTCTCAAGAAATTCCTATATTAAATCCTGCTGAAATTTTCACTATTTTTGGGGTTCCTTATACAGGAACAACAACTACTACTTCATATGAAGATGTTAATTTTGCTATTTCGGAATATCCTATAGATGATGAAGGATATCCGTCGGTACCTGAACCAAGTCAAAGTTATTATTTCCAAATAGGTGCTGGATGGTTTGAATCCACACCTAAACACAGGTCACCTGAACAAATAAATTTAACTAATGCTGTGTTTACAGGTTCAAACCCAAATTATCAAACTAGTTTAATACCATTTTCATATGGTCAAATTTATTTGAATAGATTTAGATATTTTCCTTATACAAAATTAGGTTTCAATTTAAGAGAAACTATAGATAATAATAAAAGTTGGACTAACACCGAAATAGGTCTAAGAACAAATTTAGATGCTGGGTATAATTCAAGATATGTTACAGATGATGACCGTTTAGTTTTAAATGTTAAGAATACTGAAATATTTTTAAATCCAGCTCAAGGACTTGCTTATGACGTGTGGTACATGTCAAGACAATATAATTATCCAATCCCAAATCAAGGATTGAAATATGTACCACCAACACCATGTAACCCAAATCCTGTTTCCAACTATCCTATCAGGGGAGGAGTTGACTGGACGGAGATTAACCCTAGACCGGGAAGAAAAACATTTTTTGAGTTTGCTCAAACTTTTTGGTTTAATATGATTAATGTTAGGAATAGACAACATATCAGTGATGGTAAGACAGGTGGTTATCCAACATTACAATCAATATATTGGAAATATCTTCAATCAGAAGAAAATATTGGTATTGCTAATGATAACTTTACATACCAAACAATGATTCAGTATGTTGAAGGGTTAGGTGATTATTGGGTTCGTTTGATTGAACAATTAGTTCCTGCAACGACAATTTGGAATACTGGTTTAAAATATGAAAACTCAATTTTCCACAGACAAAAATTTGTATATAGAAGACAAAGTGGTTGTCAATTAATACCTATCCCTTGTAATCCATGTTCACTTACTGCTAATATTTTTAATAATGATTGTCCTGTTGAATCTGTGGAATGTTCTAAATATCCTTGGATGGTTAGTACTACAATACAAGATTTTACAGGTGTTTTAGGAGTTTTACTAAATAACTATTTGACCACAAATGGGTATATTTTGAATGATTGTGTTGCTAACAGTTTAAATACCGAATGGTTTGTTGACTTAAGATTTAATGATGTACCTGTAGTCACTGAAAGTTTCTTTAATGGTATTGGTTATAATACACCAGGATTGAGTACTCCAACAACTACTGATTGGGATAATGGTTTAGTTAATGCTTTAGACAGTTTATCTTCACTTGGTTATAGTTATTATTTAACAAATGAAGATACCATAATTATATATGGTACCGTGTGTGGTTTGGATTTAAATGATTTAAATTTCAAATTGAACATAGGGATAAATTTTAATATATTATGTAATTAATGTCATCTTGTGGATTATCAACAATATTAAGTATTACTGGTGATTGTCAATCAATTAGTACAGGTGCGTTTTTTTTAGAAATCGTTGGTACTGCTCCTGATTATACCATTGTTTGGAATTACCCTTATACAACAACAATTCCTTTAGGGTCTGGTGTAACAACTTATTCTCAAGATAACTTGTCATATGGAACGTATACTTTTACAGTTTACGATTCATGTTCACCATCAACTAGTTTACTTGTAAGTGTATATATTTCATCGGGAACTTGTGTTTCAATTTTAAATGAAATTAGTACAATATGTGGGTTAAACAACGGAAGTTTAACCGCTAGTACTTCAAATATTTATGGTACCCCGTCTTTTTATCTTTATGAGACAACTAATGGATATATTTCATCAGGTAGTTCATTCACAAACGAATTTTCTTTTAATAATTTAGAATCGGGAATATATTACGTTATTGCTGATGATGGTGGGGGTTGTACAGGTAGTACTCAAAGTTGTGTTATAAAAAGTTCAACAACTGTAAGTTTTGGATTATATGTTGTTAACGATTCGGCATGTACACCAAATCACGGTAAAATTTATGTTACAGGTTTAACAGGTAATCCACCATTTACTTATTTATGGTCTAATGGTGAAACAACAAATTTCACTTCAGGTTTAACTGAAGGGTCTTATTCTGTAACCATAACTGATGGTACAGGATGTTCTCAAGGGGTTGGAGCTGTAGTTGGTTTAGTTCCTTCATTAGGATTGGGTTCAGTGATGTCAGTAAGTCCTACTTGTTTTAACTCCGATGGCGAACTTACAGTGACTATAACAGGAGGTACTTCACCATATTATTTTTCAGGGTCTAATGGTGATAGTTCAATAACATTTAGTAATTCATATTCATTCACTAATTTAAGTGGTGGTTATTTTAATGTTTATGTTGTTGATGCTGGTTTATGTAGTTTAAACGTAAGTACATCAATTTTAACACCGGGTGGGTTTAGTTTAGTTTCTTTAACTACCGGGGATTCTCTTTGTGGTAATAATATTGGTCGTATTGATATTACATTACTTGGAGGTTCACCACCTTATGTTTATTCAATTACCGGTACGTCAGGAAATGTGATAAGTATTAGTTCATCAAGTCCTAATTATAGTTTTACAAATTTATCTGCGGACATATATAATTTACAAATTTCGGATAATGGACCTTGTGTTTACTATGATATAATAACTATTAATTCAGTTAATAGCTTTGACTTATCATTTAATGTTACAGGGGCAACCTGTGGGTTAGATAATGGTTCAGTAGAGGTGTCTTTAAATGGTGGAACTGGACCATATACATATGGTATTAATGGTTCCTCTGTTGTAACATCTCAAAGTGCTGTTACGTTTAATAATTTATATTATGGAACATATTTAGCAACTGTTACCGATAATACAGGTTGTACTATTAATGAATGGGTTGTGGTGACAAACACTTCAAACATGGATTTTATAGTTTCAAGTGTTAATCCTACATCAGGTAATGATGGTTCAATATCTGTTTTTATTACAGAAGGTACTCCATTATTTAATGTCGTTTGGAGTAATAATGTTAATGGGCAAACTGGATTGACTGTTAATAACTTAACTGGAGGTACATATACTGTAACAATAACTGACAGTTATGGATGTATATTATCAAGAACTATAGATTTGGTAGGTTATAATACGTTAACTTCTTACGAGGTATTCAACATCTGCGATTCCGTGTTTAATGATGAGGGAGTCAATACCCAGAAAGGTCCATTACAAATGTTAAACGAAGGTTTTTATGATTTAACAACTGGTGATACTATATGTGTTTTAAATTCTGCAATTTTTATTGCACAAGTAAACGTAAGTGGTGTTACAACTGAACAATCTTTCTATACAGGTTATACTTTGAATGACTATCCTGCTGATAATCAATTTTATGATGTTGTAGAAACGTTGATTGAAAATATTCATGGAATTGATAATGTTATTACTGACCCTATAAATAATTTAATTACAATAAACGCTGGATGTACTGACCAAACTGTGAATTTTGCAGATGTTTCTGTAATAATTACATTAAAAATTGATTATGATATTTCTTGTGTTGAATGTGCGCCTTAAAATTTAGGAAAAATGATATTAAAAAATGAACCAACATCTTATTTAACGGCAAACACGGAATGTGGAGTTGTTTATTCATTTCAGAATGAATGTGAACCTATTACTATATATCCATTGGGTGCTGAGTGTTTTGTTACTGATGTTAATAAAATAGGTAATCATGATGGTTCTATTTATATAAATGTAACAGGAGGTACACCTCCTTATTTTATTGTATGGAATAATGGTAATTATGGTCCATATATTAATAATTTAGGTGTTGGTACATATACTGCGGTTATTGTTGATTATTATGGGGATTTTTCAAGTACAACTACTTGTACTGTTTTACAACCAACATTACCACCGTCACCAACTCCAACACCCACACCATCACCTTTACCAAATACAATTGATTTTTGTTTACAATTAAAATTAAAAAATTGTACAACAACTAATTTACATTTTAATCCAAATGGTTCTTTAAATGGGCAATTCGCTTGGATTGATGATTCATCAGTTTATTCAATTTATTGGGACGGAACTAAATGGGTGTTAGATTCGTGGACTTGTTATACAGTAATAAATAATAACCCATCATCACCACCAATTACAGGATGGTCAATTTTGGGAACTACAGGTTCTGTTACGGGGTATTTAGGTTCTTGTGCGTCAATATCATCACTTAAAATGAACATAACAACGAATGACCCAGTTAAAGGTTCTGATGGTAATATAGTAATAACCGCAAGTGATGGGACGGCACCATACTTATACTCAATTGATGGTGGTACATCTTATCATTCTTCACCAATCTTTAAAGGTTTAAAATCAGGAATTTATGCTGTTCAAACACAAGATTTTGTTAGTGATATTGTTTACGATTCCATAACATTGAAAACTCCACCACCATCAAAAACATATTCAGTTTCTTTAAATACTGTCTCAAGAATTTTATCTTATACATTAACAACATACTCTGTTGAATACACAACAACAATTAATGTGTTCCCAACTTTACCAAGTGGTGTGACAATTAATTTTGATTTGACGCATACTAATGATTCTGAAGTTTCACCTTCACTTACATCGTCAACAATCTCAACAAGTAGTGTTTTAACTAAAAACATGGTAATTGTTCCACAAACAACAACTCTGACAACAGGTGAGACGGTAAATACTTTAGTTTTATGTGGGTCTCAAACAGTTTATTTAACTTCTGAAACTGATTTATGGAATTTACAAACTTTAAATAATACTGATAGTTTATATATTACTACAACTACAACTAAAATAAGGAATACTAATGACATATGTTATGTTTCTAATTCAAATGATACTTACTCTATTTATAATGTTACGATATTAGGATGTAGTCCATGTAATGTGATTGTTAATTAAAAAAATTAAAAAAAGGATATTTATACACGATGGGATATATTTTAAAAAATACTGCAGGATTAATAAATTCAAGATTAACTGACACTGGGAGATTGAAGTTGTCTCAAGGAAGTTTCAATATTTCTTACTTCCAAATTGGCGATAGTGAGGTTTCATATAACACACTTCCAAGTACCTATAATCAGTATGATACTATGATTTTAGAACCAAACTATAATTCTCAAAATTCATCATATTATCCTGAAACGAACAAACAATACGTAAAATATCCTTATTTTGTTGATGGTACAAAAGGTAATACATATGGTATACCGTTTATGGATTCATATGTAAGTCCTATTTATAACAGGGCGGCAATGAGAGGTTTTTTTATTGGAGATTTAACAGCAACGACTATTGATTGGAGTGCTAGAACAAATAGTAGCTATGTGATTAATTCAAATTATGTTGTTGATATGACAACATTAACTGGAGGTACAACAATAAAACTTATATATTCAGGTTGTAATACTGATATAGTTAGATTACCACAAGTTGGTGATTTAGTTACAATTTATTATGATGGTGGTCAATTTAGTAGCAATTGTTATTGTGAGTCACCGACGCCAACCCCAACACCATATGCAAGTTCTACACCAAGTGCGACACCATTACCCTCATTACCACCTTGTGATACACCAACTCCGACACCAACACCTTCGTCAACAATTTGTGCGTCACCGACACCGAAAAATTATTGCACTCCAACACCAAAACCTGAGTGTGTAATTGATATTACTAATTGTTACCCTGTATTAACTTATAGAATTGTCTCAATATGTTTAGATGAAGTCACATTAGATAGAGCAACACCTGATTACAGTACATTTTTACCAGGTTGTTATGGACGAATAATAATTTATCCATCAACAATGACTGAAATCTATGATAGTTTAACACCAAGTCCACATTGGAGAGATGATGTTATTAACTTTGAATCTATTTGTGATACTGACCAATTTGATGTTAAAATTTGGAACATGAACATTCCTTGGTCTGAAAATCCAGCGGGTTTAATCTCTACAAGTTATGAAGATTATACTCAGTTTGGTTCAATTAATTATTTGGGTTCTAAAGAATATTTTGGATATACATCAACATCAGGACAAACAGATACTGATTCGGTTTATTTTTTCAATTCTTTTTCTGATAAAATAGTTGTTACACCTAAAGAACAAAAATCTATTGCAATTGTTCATTATACTAATCAAACTATTGATAATTTTTATGGTGAGAAATTTGCATTAGAACCGTATGATGTTTCTAATCCTAATGATACAACAGGACAAGCTAGAAACTTTAGAGTTCATTTACCTTGGTTAATGTGGCATAAGTCACCAATTTGTTGTAGTGGTCAAACATTTTGGATTGACCCACCTGGTTATGAATCATTAAATTTATTTGAGGTTCATTATTTGGAATCAAATGAAAATAGTGATATGAACCTACCTGGTCATAGATACTATCATTTATGGGACACTAATAGTAATATTAATGGTTATCCGAATAGAGTTGGTAAGGTATTTCCTGATGACAAGATAATAATTTTTGATGATGAGGAAATAATTGCAGCAATGTCGTATAAATCTAACCGAAATTGGACATTACCAGCACCAAGAGTTTCTTTAATTACGCCAAATACATGTGGAAATGAAAACCCTGTGAATGATGGTATTTTAAGTGGTAATACTGAATATCTTTATGTTACCTATAGATTAGGTAATAGTAGTGGTTTCACTGATTATCTTCATTGTAACTATTATATGAAGATGCAAGGACCTAATATTGATTGTACAACGTCAGGTTCTCAAAACGTCGCTGTAAGATTTGGGGCGGAGTTCTCTTGTTTAAATTACGTTGAAGTAATTCCTGCAAACTTTACAGGATTTATTGCAGATACTTTTGAAATACTAGTACAAAAAGTTGAGGGTGATATTAGACCAAATTCTGCTGAGTGGAAAGTAATAGATTTTTCTGATTCATTATCTGCAACAACTGTTAATGGGTATCTTACCCAAGATAGTTTAACAGGAAATACTTTTGTTATAACTCAAGATTTATATGACTTAGCTCCAACCTATAATTTAGGTAATTACATTGATTTAACTCCACAGGGTTCAACAGGTCAAACATTGAATTTTGGTGATGAATATTATTTCTACGGTTCATTGGAAACAGACATTGAGGCGACAATTTATGAAATGAGATATAAAATAAATTTAGGTCAGGCAGAATTTCAAAACACTACTAACCCAACTTGGTTACCTGGAACTAAATCATACATTACAGAAATTGGTCTTTATGATTCCGAAAAAAATCTAATGATTGTATCTAAAACGCAATCACCAATTTTAAGAACAGGTATACAACAGTTTTTAGTGAAGTTTGATTTTTAATCTCTTTAACTTAAATAGCTTTACTATTTCAGCATCTTTACGAATTTTATATAAAATAATATTCTATAGGTGTAACCTTGTTACCTATAAAAGGATAATCAAATTATATAATGAGTAAAAATAGATTAAAGGAAAGCCCGAAAGTATTAGGATTAGACGTATCAACTCGCACAATAGGATGGGCATTATTTGATATACAAACAAAAGAATTATTAGAGTTAACTCATGTTTCACCTGTTCCTAAACCGAAAGAGGATAACAAAACTAAAGAACTTATCCTGAAGAGTGAAATTTTCAAAACAAAATTAGTACAATATATAGATTTAGGGATAACTAAAGTTATCATTGAAGAACCTCTATTAAA